AGCGGAAACCGCCCTACCTACGAAGCCAGCCGCAGCGAAGAAGCCAGCCACGCCGATCTGGCCTGGGCAACGATGCACGCACTGTTTAACGAACCGCTGCAGGGCGAAGCCGCCAATACCAGCAACATTGTGGAGATTTTTTAATGACTGAGAATACCGCACAGGATGTGATGCCACCCGACGTACAACCCAATGATGCAGCGACTACCCAGGCGTTCAGCTTTGGCGATCCCATTCCGGTACTGGACCGCCGCGAACTTCTGGACTACGTAGAATGTGTGCAAATGGACCGCTGGTATGAGCCGCCGGTGAGTTTTGACGGGCTGGCGCGGACCTATCGCGCCGCTGTACATCACAGCTCACCGATTGCCGTAAAGCGTGACATTCTCAGCAGCACCTACATCCCCCACCGCCTGCTCAGCCAGCAGGCTTTTGCACGTTTCGTCCAGGACTACCTTGTGTTCGGTAACGCCTATCTGGAAAAACGGACGAACAGGCTGGGCGGCGTCCTGTCACTGGAGCCATCACTGGCGAAGTACACCCGGCGCGGGATTGACCTCGATACTTACTGGTTCGTGCAGTACGGCATGACCACCCAGCCTTATGAGTTCACCAAAGGTAGCATCTTTCACCTGATGGAGCCGGACATTAACCAGGAAATCTACGGGCTTCCCGGCTACCTCTCCGCGATCCCTTCAACACTGCTCAACGAGTCGGCTACGCTGTTTCGCCGTAAGTATTACATCAACGGCAGTCACGCCGGTTTCATCATGTACATGACAGACGCAGCACAGAATCAGGAGGACGTGAACAACATCCGCCAGGCCATGAAAAGCGCCAAAGGGCCGGGCAACTTCCGCAACCTGTTTATGTATTCGCCCAACGGTAAAAAGGACGGCATCCAGATCATCCCGCTGTCAGAAGTAGCGGCAAAGGATGAGTTTCTGAATATCAAAAACGTGAGCCGTGATGACATGATGGCTGCGCACCGCGTCCCCCCGCAGATGATGGGCATCATTCCCAACAATACCGGCGGGTTCGGTGACGTGGAAAAGGCCAGCCGCGTCTTTGTCCGCAACGAACTGATGCCACTGCAGAAGCGGATGCAAGAGCTGAACATATGGCTTGGTGAAGAGGTGATAAAGTTCGCCCCTTACACTTTGGACATTGACTGATAAAAAAAGGCGCCGACTTGGGCGCCTTTCATATCTTACTGGTTGTTAGCAAGCTGCACATACACCGTCAAATCCAGCAGACTGAACCTTCTTTGTTGCAACTTCGTTACTGCGACGCTGGATTACTTTAGCAATACTCTTCAGGATTGAAGGTGAAGCGTTACGGACTTTAACTTGGTTAAGTACCTTCGTAACACCAAATTTCACAACCAACACCCCGAAAATCTCATCTGAGTAAGACTCAGAAATCGAGTATACACCGCTCAAATCCAGATCCACTGAGCTGCCATTTTTGATGAGGACTTCAATTTTGTGCCGTTGAGGGATAGCCTGATTGCGCGAAGCCAGGTCACCCTCGGGCAACTTGTATGCGATTCTGTTCATTACTCCCCTCCTAACGCCCGCATGATTTCCATAAGCTGAGGATCATTTTCTTCGTTATCTTTATCAACAGCCAGTTCATTAATCTTAAAACGACAAGAAATAGCCACTCCAGGCCAAGCACTTCTCAACTCAGTGTAGGTTACTTCGTCACCACTTGCCTCTAAGCATACATTTCCTGTAGCCAGTTGCAATTCTCCGTTGTAAGTTTTAACCAATTTCATCAAGTGATGAAGGCCAAGCCCTTGATGATTATTTTCTTTTTCTTTTACTTTAACGCCTGCACCGAACAGGTTACCTCCCATGTAGTCACCAGGTACCTGCTGAGCCCAGTCATCCTGCAGATCTGCATGCTTTGAGGAGTTACCCTCTTGTATGCACCATTCAATTGCGTCCTGATGTGACGCTATACCAGGGATATCAGCCCGCCTTAACTCTCTCAAAAAACCTAACCCACAGTCCGCCAGGGAGAACTCAAGGTAATGCTCTCTTCTTTGCGTATACGGAACAGCAGATCGTTGAGCAAATGAGAAACCTGACGATTTTCCATGCGACCAAACGTTGTCATGCAACTCTCCGATAACATGCGTCAGGTCGGTTAGCCCCTTCGGATAGTCTCCCGGAGCTCGTCCAGGAAAAGTTAACTGTCTAACGCAATTATTGATACTGCTTGTAGCGATATCTACCGCATCAACACTAGTAAGAGCAGTAACTAAGCTGTAATGCCGGCCTACGTTTACCCTTTCCTGCTGATACCTGTCTGTCCCCCAAAGAGCACCGTGCAGATTGATTGCACTCATATAGTCTGGGCCAGGTAAAGAGCAGTTTTCTTCGGTAATCCGATGATGGTTAATATAAGCTGCCAATACAGTTATAAATCCTGGGTGGCAGTGGTTGTTAGGCAAAAGCAGCTCGTTAGTGTCTTTATTATGAAATGCTGCTGTATGCAAAATACCGTCTTTTAATCCTAACCCCATTGACTGAGCCTTTTTTGTTCATTTTTGCTCATCATATAACTTCCACCTTGCCAGAGCAAAACCATCCAAGATTTTGATCGGCCCCCCTCCATTTAAAGCGGCAGCGCGCGCTCGTATCCCCGCCACGCCTGCCCGCTTTGTGTAGTGGTTTTCATGCACCTGCATGGGATATGAAAAAGTCCGCCAGAACTGGCGGGCCGGAGCCAAAACGATCCTCAAACGATCATGCAGATTCATGCGGCATAGCCATGCACTCTCTTTTTTTCAGGTTAGCCTGAAATCCTCGTCAAAATCCATGAAGTTTTCAGCTATTCGCGATGAAAGGATGATGTACTTAATCCCCTCATCCAAGGGAACTGGGCGATCAAGTTCAAGCATAAAAACACCATCATAGGTTTTACCCAGCCAGAACCCGCCGCCGCAGGATTTTGGCCGCTGAAAAAGCACCCAACCACCCGGAACAAACTTCGGTAGCGGCTCATAGCGATAAATAACCTGATAATTACTGTCTTTAGACCCCATAGCCTAACGCCTCGCCTTGCTCGTTGTTCAACCTTGCAGGCGGTAAAAACCAGTTTTATCGCCTGCAACGTTTTGTTAATGCAACCAGCTGTCGTCTTCCCAGACCTGCTGCATAATTTCCATTACGCGCTGCTTATCCTCATCAAGTTTTAAGCCGGTCAACTCGATACCGTTGGCACTGCCTTTGCGAATGCGGATCGCCGTCTTGGGATATAAAGGGGTCAGGTTGCGGTAAAGCTCGGTTTCGAGTGCTTCCAGTGTCGCCTGGCTAATTTTCTGCTCTTTATCAATCATTATTTCGACACGCATGGAGATCATCCCCCTAACTGGAAACATCCATTGACCGGCTGTATTCATGGCTACGAATTTTCGCCATTAATTCATCAGTCAGCTCAGAAACCCACTGGATAGCAAGTCGCTTCTCTTCATCGCTGCACTCACTAGCCGCTACAAGCTTGATAAAAAAATCAATACGCTGGAGCTTTAACGACTCCAAAAGATAGTCCTGCATTTTCCCTCCTATCCTCACTACGGGATACCCGCTGCTATATCCCCACAAAGGGATATTTATATACTGTACGTATATCCACTGGTTATACATACAGTATAATATGATTTTCTCGATGTAAAATAGTTTTTATCATTCAATCAGATGTGTCCTATGTGGTGAGATAAGGCTATAAAATGCGCTCCTCCATCAGTACCACTGGCGCCATTTATCATCTTCCTGCAGCCTTTGGTTCCGGTAAAAGACACGCAGACCGGCACCGGATGGAATACCGCCACCGCGCAGAAGCAGATCGATCTCCGCCTCCGAACCATCAAAGCCTCTCGATTTAAGTTCATACTCCAGCTGCAGGCGCTGCTGATTATCCACATCCTGCCTGTACCCTTTCCGGCGCTTAGGCTTAACCATCCGAAGCCGTGCGTTTAGCTCCCTCAGCTCCTTTTTGCTCATGCTATGGAGATATTCCTGCAGCTCCCGCTCATCCATACCCGCAATATCCGGTAAATCCTGTCCGCTTACGGCCCCGTTTTCGTTCATTTTTTCCACAGGGGGACAGTTATTGCCACGAGTCCAAGGGGCGCAAGCGCCCTGGTCGGCTGGCGCCTCCTGAACGTCAACGGCCTTACGAACCATTTTCCACTTCATCGCATGCGTGCAAATCCGGCCCTCAATAATCGGGGACCAGATGCCATAAATACGGATGCCGTGATCGCCATAGGCTGATGGCTCGTCATTGAGTTCATAAGCCGTGCGGACCAGGTGATGTTTACGCGGAACCAGTACGCCGCCCTGTTTCATGATGTAGGTGGCAAAACACCCGGCATCGGCTGCCGCCAGCACGGCATCCAGACGCGGGTTATCCAGTACCGGCGCACCTGCTTTTTTATCGGCCTGCTGTCGCGCGGCCTGGCCTGCCAGCAAACGCAGCTCGCGATAAGCCTGGCGGCCCGGTATACCGAAAAAGCGGAATTGCTGGACGCGATGCAGCGAAGCCCAGGCATTGACATGTTCGGCATTGTCCCGCAGTGATCTGCCGGTTTCTTTGCTGATTTCATTACCCAGGCCGCGGCCGTCGATGTTCTTACTGATGTACTTCGCGATGTAGCTGGTAGGCGTCCCCTTGCGCGGGTTGATCAGCTCAGATTTAAAGCGCGGGCCGGTATTATTTCCCAGCTCCTCGCGGTCCTCACGGATGGCAAATTTACGCAGCAGCGCAGTGATGGACTTGCGGTCTTTTTTGCGCATGAAGCAAAGCAGGTGCCAGTGCACGGTGCCGTCATGGTGTGGCTCAGCAACGCGGACGCCATACCAGCGCAGCCCGGCTTTGTGCATCGCCTTGCGGAAAGCGGCGAACGTATGCACCAGATAGTCACTGCTCTGCCGGACAGTGCCGCTTGTCCACTTCGGATTAGGTCTGCCGTTGTTGAGGGTGGCATGGAAGCGCGACGGGCAGGTGATGGTATAGAACACCGCGCAGTCACCCCTCATTTCCGCGATTAACTCCAGCCCCTTAACGCAGGCCATCATTTCATTACGACGGTGCGCCGGATTGCTGCTACTGGCGTTTACCACGTCTTCCATATCCAGCGTATCGCCATGCTCATTGGTCAGCTCATGCGAGCGGAAGAACTCCAGCGATTTGCGGCGCTGTTCGCGTTTATGGATCACGGCCTCATAGCTGACATACGGGGACGCCTTTTTGTTAACCAGACAGACGGCGCGCAGCTGTTCTTCTCGCCATTCACACCGCATCTGCCACAGCTTGCGATACCACCAGTCAGCACAGAGCATACGGGCAAGCGAACCCGGAATAAGTTCGTACGGGACGGGGTTACGGCGGTGCTTTTTACGGCGCAGCCGCTCGAAGGCAGGCGGGATAACATCAAGGCGCATGGCCTCAGCGGCCACCCTTTCCCATGACCGGCGGATCTCTTCCGGCGTAACGTCTTCATCCGCAAACAGCTCACCGCAGGCAGCATCCAGACACATGCTCATGTGTGCCGCCACCAGGGTAGATAACCGCTTAACCTGATCCTGGTTCATTTCCGGCAGAACCAGTAAGCCCTCCAGCCCGTCGTGGCTCGCCATAAACCGGAATGACGCAGAAACCTGGTTGGCACGCACGCGCTCCAGGCGTTCCAGGCACGGCCTGATGGTTTCACGTAGATAGCGGGAATATGCCTTCGGCTTGCCCAGGCCCTCGAAATATTTAATGCGCTCAAGCAGTGGCTTGCTGATATGTGATGGTTCAGCGCTTACGTCTGCCAGAATCACCAGATCGGGATTAAACCGCTGCTGCTCGCGGGCCATTTTGGCACGGCTGATCAGCCGGTCCTGCTCCATTTCACGCTGAACAGGATCACGGGCTTCATTGTAGAAATAGCGCTCCCAGACCTCATCGCTCATCGCCTCACGGCGCAGCTGCTCCTGCTCGTTGTCGCTGGCGTAGAGAGCGATCAGGTTTGAAAGCGCAGACACCGGCGCAACTTCCGCCGGGTCCACATACGGGTTAACCGCTTTTTTCGGGGCATTCCAGACAAAAGCAGCGGCGGCATCATCTGCACCGCCGTAGTTTTTAACGTCGTGATGGCTCACACAAATACTCTCTTTGGAAAGTTTCGTAAGACGCACTCACGACTGGATACGCTGCCAGATCAAACCCGGACCAGATCAGAGGTTGAGAAACAGCGATAATTTCAGTTGCAGACTTACCATCACCACCGGCAACGCACATACTGCGTTTTGCGTTAATACGGTGGCGGGTAAAATTCTGGTAAATCGCGTTCGTCAGCTCAGTTTCACTGTTCGACACAACAACCTGATGGCCTGCTGATGCCACTACATCAAGAGTCGTCGCCAGGCGACGCTGTTCAAGCTCATTGAAACCATCAGTGTGATAATCGGTAAATGTTCCGTCATAAGGTGGGTCGCAATAAATCACATCACCTACTTTGACCATCGCTAAAGTTTCCTCATAGCTGGCACAAATGAAGGTGGCGCGTTTTGCTTTCTCTGCAAATGCTCTGATTTCATCTTCCGGGAAATATGGTTTTTTATAATTCCCGTATGGAACGTTAAATTCACCTTTCCTGTTATAACGGCACAATCCACGATAACAGTGGCGATTAAGATAAAGGAAAAATACAGCTTTCCAGAAATCAGTAGTTTCAGATGAATGATTAAAATTCTGACGAATATTGTAATAAGAGGTTTCGCTATTAGTGCTGGCAAAGAACCCTTTAGCGTTAGTAATAAATTTCTCGCAGTTAAATGCAATCTGCTTATAAAGATTAATCAGGTCTGAATTAATATCCGCGACAAGATAATGAGGATACTCTGTCGCCATCATCACAGCGCAGGAACCCGCGAAAGGTTCAACCAGTCGCAGGCCTGCAGGCAGGTGCTTTTTCAGCTCATGCATGACGGCGGTCTTATTGCCCGCCCATTTCAGGATGGTGCTCATATAGCACCCCCATTGTAGTGTTTGCCTTTCAGCTCTGCGATTTCCTGACAGGTGATGCAGCACTGCACGCCGGGAAGCGCACGGCGGCGAGCGGGCGGGATTGGCGCATCACATTCGATGCATAAAACGCGGGAAACGCCCGACGCTTTACTGCGGGCAGTGTGGATGTGCCGCTGGCGTTCTTCTTCAACGCGCTGCTGTACGAGGTCCATAGAATCAGACATCAGTGGATCTCCTGCGCTTCGTTCTGGATGTTTTCCGCAGTAACGCGCAGCAGCTCCGCCGCCTCAACGTGATTAAGCTGGCGCGATGTGATGTGACACGCCAGGCTATCAAGGCGGGCGGCCATTGCCGCAGCACGTGCACGGCGTTCTTCCATGCGGGCCTCTGTCAGTATCTGGTTAAGACCTGCATCATCCGGGCCGATTTTGTTGGAACGGGTTTCTATATTTCGCATTGTTGTTTCTCCTGAATTTTGGCAAAAGAATGCCCGGCGGGTTTACGCCATTAATTTCTGTTACTGGTTAATTCGGCATGGTTAGCCGCTTTGGAAATAAGCTCACCACTGGGTGATGCTGCCAACTTACTGATTTAGTGTATGATGGTGTTTTTGAGGTGCTCCAGTGGCTTCTGTTTATATCAGCTGTCCCTCCTGTTCAGTTACTGACGGGGTGGTGCGTAATGGCAAAAGCACTGCCGGACATCAGCGCTATCTCTGCTCTCACTGCCGTAAAACATGGCAACTGCAGTTCACTTACACCGCTTCTCAGCCCGGTACGCACCAGAAAATCATTGATATGGCCATGAATGGCGTTGGATGCCGGGCAACCGCCCGCATTATGGGCGTTTGCCTCAACACCATTTTGCGCCATTTAAAAAACTCAGGCCGCAGTCGGTAACCTCGCGCATACAGCCGGGCAGTGACGTCATCGTCTGCGCGGAAATGGACGAACAGTGGGGCTATGTCGGGGCTAAATCGCGCCAGCGCTGGCTGTTTTACGCGTATGACAGGCTCCGGAAGACGGTTGTTGCGCACGTATTCGGTGAACGCACTATGGCGACGCTGGGGCGTCTTATGAGCCTGCTGTCACCCTTTGACGTGGTGATATGGATGACGGATGGCTGGCCGCTGTATGAATCCCGCCTGAAGGGAAAACTGCACGTAATCAGCAAGCGATATACGCAGCGCATTGAGCGGCATAACCTGAATCTGAGGCAGCACCTGGCACGGCTGGGACGGAAGTCGCTGTCGTTCTCAAAATCGGTGGAGCTGCATGACAAAGTCATCGGGCATTATCTGAACATAAAACACTATCAATAAGTTGGAGTCATTACCCACCACTGCACGAAAATGGTTCATTGCTTTTATCAGCTCCCGCTTTTCGTCAGTCGTCAGCTCATTCATATTGACGCTATGACGATCCGCCGGAATCTTAGCCATAAAGAATATGGCGGCTAAGGCACGCTCATTCTGTTTATGGTTAATATCTCGCTGGTCCCGCATATCGCTAATAAAACGCTCCAGTTCAGGTTCTATATTCAAGCCGAACACTTTCGCCCTTAGCTCTGCAATATGATTCAGGCCATCCAGCCGATGCCCCGGACTTAGTGGAACAGTCGCAGAATCGCCTTCAATAGCCATGGTTTCCCCTGTTTATTAGTACGCAGTTCAGCCAGCAGCGCATCCTGCGAGCGGCACGGGTGCCAGCGCTTGCCATCTTTACCCATGATCCAGCCATGCCCGAAATGAGGTGATGGACTTTGCTTAACGAGAAGCGATGCGATTGATGGTTGTTTAGTCAACATAGCCACCTCAGATCAAACCAAACGAGGCACCCAGGCCAGTGACTGTATCAATGGTGCTGGCCATCGCCGGGCTTGCCTGCAGGCGCGCCTGCAACGTCACTGCGGTTAATGCCATCAGTCGAGTAACTGAATTGATGCTATCAACAATCTGGCGTCGCCCTGCCGTTGTGTGCGCTTCGCCGGAAACAGCGCCGGCAGCCACGCGGCCGATTTCTGCCGTAGCTTTTAGTACATAATCCGGCATCTTTTCGCGAGCGACTTCGTTTAGCGGCACGCACGGGAGGCAGTGGATCTGCGCCAGGAAGCCATCAACCAACGCTGAATCCTCGGTCAGATCAGTAAGCAGCCAGATTTCCGGTGCGGTCAGTTGATGCGGCTGGTCCGGGTTTAGCTTATTGCGCAGTGTCTGGACATTCATTCCCGCGCGTTCTGCCAGTTTCGCCATGTTGTGACGCAGCGCGAAAGCCCGGCAAGCCTCTTCAAAGTGTGGATGTTTGGAAATCTTATAATCAAACATGTGAGCCTCTTAGAAAGTTCTCATAATTGAACTTACTGACCAACAACAACGCGGAAGTTGGAATGACCAAGGGACTCACGCACTTGATCGGTTTTGTACATCAGATAACGCAGGCTTACGCGCCCCTTATTTTTATCCTTTTTAACCATGTACTTAGCTAGCTTTCCATGGTGGATTTTTTGATAAACAGAACCGCGTGAAATTCCTTCCCATTCGGCGAATTCCGCAGGCGTAGCCATCTCTTTTGGTACACGAATTGAAATATCAGTGCTCATAGTGCAGTATCTCTCGGTTAAGGTTTGGTTTATGACGTTTTATCTTGTTTTATGCGATTCAATATTTGAACCATCGAGATACTACGATCCAATATTTGATACGTCAATAGGGTTAAAAAATGATACAGGTGAAGGCTGGGGAGAATACAGGGGGTAGAGAGGCTATCCATAGGTTGATGGTTGCCTATGACTTCAAGTCCAGACAGCAGCTATGCGATCACCTAGGCGCATCTAAAAGCACCATGGCAAACAGATACTTAAGAGACAGCTTCCCTGCAGAATGGGTGATTCAATGTGCTCTTGAAACAGGCGTATCTTTACTCTGGCTAACCACAGGACAAGGCGAACCCGGAGCAAAAATTGATGATAAAAAAAGTATCAATTTCGTGAACTCTAACAAGATAAAACCACTATCTGAACTTGTATCGCCAGAGATCGACAAGGCAACCCTTATGGGAGGCTCGCTGGTTGAAGCCGGGAAGGCCATCATAGATAGCAGCCTGCTCCCCCCTGACTCAAGCGAGCTGCTTCTCGTAAATACCAATGGAGATTCATATTTAGTTGACCGTAACCAGACACCACCAGTGAATGGGATGTGGTTGGTCGATATCGACGGGATAAAAAGCATTGTTAAGTTAACTCGTCTTCCGGGGAACAGATTAGTTGTGCATCAAGATGACTCTTCGTTTGAGTGCAGCTTGGATGATATCAAGGTAGTTGGCCGCGCATTGAAAATCATTAAGAGCCTTTGATATGACTATCAGAAAACAGCCGAACGGAAAATGGTTGTGCGAGTGTTACCCTAACGGGCGTGATGGCAAGCGCGTGCGCAAGCAATTTGCGACGAAGGGCGAGGCAGTAGCATTCGAAAACTTCACCATGGAGGAAGTGAACAAAAAGCCGTGGCTGGGTGAAAAGGAAGATCGTCGGCGTTTGTCAGAATTGATTGAGCAGTGGCACTCCCTTTACGGCCAGACACTCGCGGACCCCAAGCGCCTTATGGCGAAACTGAATATTATCTGCAATGGGCTGGGCGATCCCGTCGCCTCTGAGTTAACCGCCGGTGACTTTACAAAATATCGTGAAGCACGATTAAAAGGTGAGGTTCGTAACGAAGACGGCGCGCTAATGTCGCCAGTAAAGCCGCGCACGGTAAACCTGGAACAGCGTAACTTATCATCCGTTTTTGGCACCCTGAAAAAGCTGGGCCACTGGTCAGCGCCTAACCCCCTCGCCGGGCTACCAACATTCAAAATCGCAGAGGGTGAGCTTGCCTTCCTAGCACCAGAAGAAATAAAACGCGTGCTGGACGCCTGCTCAGACTCTTCAAGTCCCAGCCTTCTTATGGTTGCTAAAATTTGCCTAGCTACCGGTGCACGTTGGAGCGAAGCAGAAAACCTGCAGGGCCATCAGTTATCTAAATACCGGATCACCTATACCAAAACCAAAGGCAAGAAAAACCGCACCGTACCGATATCTCAGGATCTGTACGACGAACTCCCCAAAAATAGAGGGAAGCTATTCACGCCATGCAGAAAAGCTTTTGAACGTGCAGTAAAAAGAGCTGGTATCGACTTGCCTGATGGTCAGTGCACGCATGTGCTGCGCCATACATTCGCTAGCCATTTTATGATGAATGGGGGAAACATACTGGTACTGCGCGATATTTTGGGACATGCCGATATAAAAATGACGATGGTTTACGCGCACTTTGCACCCGATCATCTGGAAGATGCAGTGACTAAAAATCCTCTTCACAATCTCAACTGGAACCGCTAATTTATGGCGGCACTTTGGCGGCAGAGCGTTAAAAACGCATAAAACGGCCAAATACCAAATAACACTAACACTCTGTTTTAAAACGTAAATTATTGTTTTCATTATGGTAAAAATGGTATGTAGGAATTTCGGACGCGGGTTCAACTCCCGCCAGCTCCACCAAAATTCTCCATCGGTGATTACCAGAGTCATCCGATGAAGTCCTGAAAGCCCGCACGGCGCAAGCCCTGCGGGCTTTTTTGTGCCCTCAATTTGTCCCGCGCAGTCCAAAGAAAACTCATTAAATCCGCACCTTTTAGGCCTATTGATAGGCACAACGAAAAGCTCTGGTATTTTCACGTTACCGATACCCCGCTAGCCCCCCCTCTCAGAATTAGACCTCCCACGACACTCGCACAACCCTTTCACCCTCCGGCCGCGTCCGCGGCCGGAGGGATAGATTTACCCCTTGTGAGAATACGCGTCCAGCATGGCAAGGACCGCCCGACGCGCCGCATCGTCTGCGATATTGTCAGGCAGCGCATCAGCCCGCAGGTTGACATAAGCGTCAGCAGCCCTTCGAATGGCAATCCCGACGGAGTGACGATCGTGTGTTGCCAGAGTGGAAGTCAGCAGGCCATCGGGATCAATGCCGAGGGCTTCTATTCGACGAACGCCGCGTTGCGGTAGATTGGCGCGACGAAACAGCATCGGTCCCAGCACTTGTTCCCGGAAGAAAGACAGCATCCCCAGCGCTTCGAAGAGTTCCCCCCTGCCCAGTTTAACCACGGCATAATGCAGCCAGATCCAGGCCCGGGACTCAAACCACTCCGGCGTCATGTTCGGCCAGTGCGCGCTAAATTTTGCCAGCTGTCGCTTGAGAGCATCGTTATCACGGGTAAATAGCACGGCAGGCTCCTCAACGCGCTGAGTGAGCATGTCCAGGGTGATAAATTTCAGATCGACATGCAGAAGTTCCGGGCCAAACAGGCAGATCAGCAGGCGAGGCTCACCGACGTGTTCCCCGGTGAAAGCATGTAGCAGATGGCCGAGCGTTCCGGCGAACGCCATACGCTGAGCCATGATTTCGTCATAATAGAGAGGGTCGATCACCACCACGAAATCCAGATCGGAGTATTGATCAAACCCGCCATGGATAAACGAGCCGCCAGCGAGAAGGGAGTGGATCCGCGAATCAGACTGTAATTTAAGCTTCAGTTGCTCTGCAAAACTTCTGTGTAAATCGGGTAGCGTATTAAGCAT